CCTGTCCAATCCGGAAGATTATATAAGATATAAAATACTCTTGGCTAACAAGGACTTTGTTGCACCATCATTACAGGCTTTGCAAGATAGACCTAAGGCTTCATATCAGTTTGTCATCATCTCTGAGAATGATGAGACAAAGACTGCTCAGGATAATATGAGCACTACAATGAAGTGCTATAAGGAGTTTGGAAAGATTGAGAGTGATGTGGATACTTTGAGAGTTATCATAGAGACTATTGATGGAAGACCTACATCTCAAAATGCTAAACTAGAGTTCTTGCAGACTAAGGCTAATGAGCTTATTCAATCCAATAACAAGCTCTTCCTGAAGGTTATCACTGACCCAATGTTGCCTACTAAGGTATTCATCAAGAAGAGTATAGAAGCAGGGTTAATTTCAAATAGAGGGGGTTTCCTATACTTGAGAAGTGACAATACTCCACTATGTGAGGCTAATGAGGAACCTACATTGAATACAGCAGCCAAGTACCTGAACTCTCCAAAACATCAGGAAATCAAGTTTTCCTTGGAGGCCAAGTTAAAATAAAGAAGAATATAAGATTATGACACTACAGGAGTTTTCAGATGAATTTGATGTTCTCTACAATAACATATCCAGTAACCAAGCTCCGGGCCTTAATGAGTATGAAAAGTCTGTGTTTCTCACAAAAGCTCAGAATGAGATAGTAAAGAACTACTTTACTTCTACCCAAGGAGGTAACAAGTACCAGCAAGGGTTTGATGATTCTGCCAAAAGACAAATAGATTTCTCTACTCTTCTAGTGCAAGAAGCCTGTCCATTGATAAAGGTGGATTCCAAGAGGGGAACTGATGTTATGGAGAATGTCACAATCCCCGGAAATATCTATGGCAGTGCTCCTGAAGCTGTGTTATTCAATGCCCCTAGCTTTATTAACAAAATACTGTTAGTGGTATCAGAAAGGATAATCATTAAGGATACAGATAACAATGTAGACAAGTACTATCAGGTAGTGCCTATAAAATTAGATAGTTTGCTTAATAACCTGAGCAAGCCCTATGGAAGACCTCTAAAGAGGCAAGTGTGGAGAGTTATAGAGACTTTTGGGGACCCTAAAGGGTCTGGAGACCAGACTGTAATTCCTACAAAGTACAATGGGTTTAGGTTTATATTGCATGATGCAGATGAACAATTCCTAGGAGAATCTGGAGGTGAAAGTCCAGAGGATACCAAGGCCATTTACTTTATCACATACCTAATCAAGCCTAAGCCAATAGTATTGGAGGACTTGGTTGGTGTATCAGTAGATGGAGAATCACAGCAATCTCCATGTGTCTTGAATAGTGAACTACATCCTGAAATTCTTCAAAGGGCAGTAGAGTTAGCTAAATCTGCTTATATGGGAGATTTGAAAAGTAGTGTTGAACTGGGACAAAGAAGTGAATAATGACAACTGAGGAATTTTCTAATGAATTTGATGTTCTATTGAATAGTTACTCTTCAGGTGGAGTTGAGTTCAACGAGTATGAGAAATCAATCTTTCTTACAAAAGCCCAAGAAGACCTGTTAGTGGAATTATACAATGGTAAGAATCCATTCAGGGAATCATTTGAAGAGACTGAGGAAATAAGGAGATACCTGAGCAACTTGGTAAAGACTTATACTACTACTGAAAAAATAGCAGACATTACTGGAATATCTGATAAGTCTGTATTCTTCAAGTTACCTAGTGACTTGTGGTTTATAGTTTATGAATCAGTTGAACTGAGGGATGATAAGCTAGGCTGTAAGGATGGTAACCAAGTACTTGTGGTACCCACTACCTTGGATGACTACTACAATACATATAACAATCCATTCAGGGGTCCGGGATATAGAAGAGTCCTAAGACTTGACATTGATAACGGGATTGCAGAAATAGTATCAAAGTATAATATAAGCAGGTACTTAGTCAGGTACCTATCTAAACCCAATCCAATCATATTGGTAGCATTGCCCGCCCATCTAAACATAAATGGAGAAAGCAAGATAATGGATTGTAACTTGCATCCTGCATTGCATAGGGTAATACTTGATAGGGCAGTAAGGCTTGCAATAGCAAGCAAGGGTTTGGATACAAACAGAACAAAATAAACTATTGTGTAATTTAATATTAAATTAAAATGGCAACATTTAGTGTGAATCAGGTAAGGCAATTTTATGTAGCAACTGCATTTAAGACTCCTCATGTAATTGAGTCTGATACTGCTGGTGCTATTGCAGTATCAAATGATACTGAAAAGAAACACCTGTATTTTGAATATAAGGGAGCTGATAACAGAATGAGAAGTGACCTTATAGATATAGAAAACATTCTCTATGCAGAGGCAACTAGTGCTGACAGCATGGCTTACAAGATGAAGTCAGCTACCATAGCATTGGATTCAAGTGTTAATGGTGGTGCCCCAGTTGCAGGTCAGGATTATATCCTAAGAATTGCATTTAAACAGTATGTGGGCATGTCTGATGAGGACCAATACTTCAAATATGGCATGGTTCATGCTTATTCTGGCATGACTGCTGATGTATTCTACAAGACTCTTGCTCAATCTATTGCTAAAAACTTTAGCAGGGAAATAGTTCCCTTGATTAAGATTGAGGTGCATAGTGCTGCAACTAAGAGCAAGGAAGGATTTGATGCAAATGGTTATATGACAGTAACTCCTTCTACTAAGGATAATGGCAAGAGTGATAGTACTAACCCATACTATGATGGTACTTCAGCAATTGTAGCTGACATTGACAGCATCAGAATTACTGAGGT